TGTTGCTGATATTAAGGATGCTTACGGTGAATTCGCTAATGTCGAAGAAATTGATGTCAATCTTTTGATGACAGGAAATCACGACGAAGAAGTTATGAAGTATGTTATTGAACTTGCAGCAACTCGTAAGGATGCAGTTGCTTTCATATCTCCCCATAATGGTTCTGGTACTCAATTGACAACTCGTTCAACTATGACAACTGACATTATTGCTTTCAAAAATACTGTCGGTGTTGCTGATATGTATCAATCATATGGTGTTATGGACACAGGTTTCAAATACATCTATGATGATTACAATCGTCGCTATCGTTGGATCCCACTGAATGGTGACATTGCTGGTGTTACTGCTCGTACTGACGATATTGCAGATCCATGGTGGTCACCTGCTGGTTATAACCGTGGTGGTTTGAAGAATGTTATCAAACTGTCATTCAATCCAAATCAATCAGAACGCGACATTTTGTATCCAAAAGGAATCAATCCAATTGTGACTTTCCCAGGATCCGGAACAATGATGTTCGGTGATCGTACAATGCAGGAAAAACCAAGCGCATTTGATCATATCAATGTCCGTAGATTGTTCATTGTTCTTGAAAAATCAATTGCGATTGCTGCTAAATATCAATTATTTGAATTCAATGATCAATTCACTCGCGCTCAATTCAAAAATATGGTTGAACCATTCCTTCGTGATATTCAGGGACGCCGTGGTATCACTGACTTCATGGTTTTATGTGATGAGACCAATAATACGGGAGAGGTGATTGATCGCAACGAATTTAGAGCAGAAATTTTCATTCAACCTAGCCGGTCAATTAATTTTATCACTCTAACTTTCGTAGCAACCAAAACTGGAATTGATTTCAGTACTGTTGTTGGAGGAATATAATAGAAAAATATTCACAATTATTATATAATTGAAATATGGATCTCTCATATATTTTATCTTCTGGTAAGCTTATAAGTACTAGATTTGGTGTTTTTTCTGAATCGGAATTTTATAAGACTGAAGTTTTACGTAAAACTGAGTTTTTAGCCAGTGATGTTTCTATGGCTGAAAGAATATATTGTTTCCATCACAATATAACTAAACAGCATCTTTGTAAAATATGTGGGTCCAAGTGTAATTTTTGTTCTTTCAAAAAAGGTTATTTTGAATATTGTTCCACAAAATGCTCTAGAGCTGCTATAGCCCTAGAGCAAAAAAAATTCAGAGACACTCATTTTGGTAAAACTAAAGGTCAATTTGAGTCAACTGAAAACACTAAAAAGTCAATTGAAAGTATGAATGTTGAATCCATAATCAATGAAGATGGATCTATTTTATCGTATGCAAATAGAAGATGGTCTGTCGGTAATGTATATGAAAAAACTGGATTTCAGCATTTACATACTTCTAAACCAAATTATTTTTATTTTGATCCTAAAACTAATGTTCTAGAATCAAGATTGAAATATCAAAAACATAAATTGAACGACGATCAAGATAAAACTGAATCTGATATTATGTTTGAGCGCGGATACAGGAAAATATGGGATTGCGGCAATGAAGTTTATTATTTACATAAATAATATAATATCCTTAAGGAGTTTCAAATGAGTCTACAAGAATTTAAGTCTAATTTCCTAGGTGGTGGTGCCCGACCAAATCAATTCAGAGTCGAATTGACTATGCCTGGTATTGCTCAAAACGGTTCTGAAGCTGGTCGTAGAGCACAATTTTTATGTAATGCCGCTTCGTTGCCTGCTTCTGACATTGGTGTTGCACCTGTATTTTTCCGTGGTCGTCAATTACCACTAGCTGGCGAGCGTACATTCCAACCATGGACTATCACTGTATTGAATGATACTGATTTCACAATCAGAAATTCATTTGAATCGTGGATGCACGCTATCAATGATCTTCAGTTCAATACTGGTATCACAACACCAGGCATTTATACATCTGATATGTCTGTTCATCAATTGGATCGCAATGGTCAAACAATCAAGTCCTATAAGTTTGTTGGTGCCTGGCCGAAGAATGTAAGCGAAATTCAATTAGGTTTCAACCAAAATGATGTGGTGGAAGAGTTTCAAGTGACATTTGAATATATGCACTATATGACTGATTTCAATACTCCAAGTATTGGTCTCACAGTCAATATCTAAATAGTAGTACAATTACATAATGAGGATGTATAATGAGTGATAATGATGGTCTAAATCTATTTGGACTTACAATAACAAAGAATAAGAAGCCGGAAAATAAATCGGCTTCTATTTCTGTTGGTATTGATGATGAGGGTGGTGCTTTAGCTTCATCTACAGGTGCAGCATATTATGGCATCTATATGGATGTTGATGGAGTTGCTAAAAATGAATTATTAGCAATTCAAAAATATCGTGAAATTTCACTATATCCAGAAGTTGATACAGCACTTCAAGATATCATCAATGAAGCAGTTCCACAAGAAGATGAGACAAATCAACTTGAATTGAATTTAGATGATCTCGATTTGTCTGATTCACTGAAAGATAAAATCCAAGACGAATTCAAGTATGTTTTGAAAGTACTTAAGTACAAAGAATACAGTGCTGACATTTTCAGACGCTGGTATATTGATGGGCGGTTATTCTATCAAATCATTGTTGATAAAGACAATCTGAAGCGTGGTATTGTGGATCTTATTCCGCTTGATGGTGCTAAAACAAGAAAGATTCGTGAGATTGTCAAAGAAAAGACACAAACAGGTGTTGATGCTATCAAGGAAATAAAAGAATATTTTGTGTATAATGAGTCCGGATTTGGACAACAAAATTCAAATGTCCTAAGTAGTGCTTCAATTCAAACCCAAGGAATCAAACTGAGTCCTGATTCAGTCATCTATGTTCCATCTGGTTATATGGATGGCAACAATCAACAAGTATTAAGTTATTTGAACAAAGCAATTCGTTCTGCGAATCAGTTGCGAATGCTCGAAGATGCGACTGTCATTTATATGATTGCAAGAGCACCAGAGCGTAGAATATTCTATGTTGATGTTGGTAATCTCCCAAAGATGAAGGCTGAACAGTATCTAAAAGACATTATGAATCGTTATCGCAATAAAATGGTTTATGATGCACAGACAGGTGTTGTCAAAGATGATAAGAAGTATATGTCTATGCTTGAAGACTTTTGGATGCCGAGAAGAGATGGCGGTAAGGGTACTGAGATAACAACATTACCAGGCGCGACAAATATGCAGGGTATGCTAGAAAATGTTGAATATTTCAAAAAGAAATTATATGAATCACTGAATATTCCATTTTCAAGAACACAATCCGAGACTGGATTTTCAATGGGTCGTACAACTGAAGTGACTCGTGACGAGGTTAAGTTCCAAAAATTCATTGAAAAACTTCGTCGCAAATTTAGTCAACTTATTCTTGACTCACTTAAGACTCATCTTATACTGAAAGGTATTGTGAATTCAGTCGAATGGGATGAAATTGTCTATGACATTGAACTCGTATTCCAACGCGATAATTTCTTTAGTGAACTGAAAGAACAGGATATATTCAATTCACGAATGATGTTATTACAACAGACAAATCAATATGTAGGTAACTATTTCAGTAAAGAATATATCTGGAAAACTGTTCTTCGTATGACTAACGAAGATATTGAGGAAATGAAGGATCAAATAAATAATGAAAAGGATGATCCTACAGCACAGGCGTGGTCACAGCAACAAATGATGCAGCCACCAATGATGGGTGGTGATCCAAATGCCGGTGGTGGTGATCCATATAGTCAAGATCAACAGTCGCAGTACCCATTTCAGTAAAGAGGAACTATAATGAACATAAGAGAAAACATTGAAACGATGCTCGGAGCAATTGCTTCAGGTGATAATGAATCTGCTCAGACTATATTTAGTGACATCATTACACAAAAAGCTGCAGAACGGTTGGACGCTTATAAAGCTGATGTAGCAAATCAATATTTCAATGGTGTCAAAGAATCTGACGAAATAGATGAGGAAAATGTATAAATGAAACCTATCTCACTAAAAAGAAAGATCGTTATAACTGATGCTACTTGGGCTACTGGTGATTGGACACTAACTGCTGGTGCTAATCATTTCATTGGTGTCGGTGATACATTTACTTTCACCACTAGATTGAATAGAACAAATCCAGTTCAAGAAGCATATACAGCAACTACTATTACTGGTACTGCAACTACTACTATAAAATTCACTGGTTCGGCTGATCTTGAAATTCCATCTGAAATTTATGTTGATAACTTTGGAACTGGATATAACTCATCACTTGATTTTACATTCCAACACGGAACTACAATCAATGGAATAATCCATGTTGTTTCAAATGGTACTGCAACATCAACTGGTGCTCAAGTATTTGGTTCAATTGATAATATTCATTGGGTATCACTCGCGAATAGTGCAGCAATTACAGCAGAATCACAAATTGAAGTTGCTGTGACTAAACCTTATGTATATGGTCGCTTAACAATTGCTACTACGGCTGCAGCCGGTGGTGGTGCTAATACAATAAAAGCATGGAAGGCAGGTTGCTAAAATGAAACTATTAGTAGAAATGGCAAATGAACAAGATGTTGAAATGCTTGTTGAAAATACTAAACATGGCAAAAGATATTTCCTAGAGGGAAAATGGGGCTCTGTCGATGAAGAAGTCAAAAATGGTCGTACATATACAAAAGAAGTATGGGAACCAGCACTCGCAAAATATACTGAATCACATATTTCTCAAAAACGCGCGCTCGGAGAATTGAACCATCCAGCTGGCCCAACAGTCAATCTTGATCGTGTATCACATCTGATCGAAAATCTTAAGATTGACGGTAAAGGTGTATATGGTCGTGCTCGTATTCTTGAGTCTACTCCAATGGGTGCTATTGCTAAGTCACTTATTGATGAAGGTGTAAAACTTGGTGTTTCTACTCGTGGTCTTGGATCGTTAGTTCAGCGTGATGGCAGAACATATGTCGGTAATGACTTTATGTTGAATGCTATTGATATAGTTTCGGACCCATCGGGTCCTGGGTGTTTTGTCGCCGGTATTATGGAATCTGTGGATTATCAGATGTTGGAAGATGGCAGAATTATTCAATTGGCAGT